TATCTAATGTCTTATCGTCTAGGTCATAGCGACGAACATACTCTAGCTCAGACTGCGTTACCTCATCACCATCAAGCTTACGCTTTGCAATATCTATAATGTGATCCTGCCTTACAACAGCATCTAGCTCCTTAAGATACTTTGTAATCGGGGTCAGGCCATTGAGAATGTAGAACGCATCAACTCCTCTTTCCCACAGATTGTGATACAATGGGTTAGAGGCCAGATCGTCAGAGAAACGCATACCAGCGCTCAAGAACATTCCTTCAAGAGCCTCACCAGCCTTAGCAGCCTCCTTGACTGACAACTTTACCTTCTGATCTGTGTGCCTAGCAATCAAGCCCTTCATTGTTTTGCCAACGCCATGCTCTGCCATGATGCGGCCAAACTCAGAAATAGAAGCAATACCAGCAGACCCAAGGTAGTTTAGTGAAGCAACCTCACGAAGACGCTGAACGGCTTTCTGTGAAAAGGTGTGAGGCTTGCGAAGTGTTGCATTCATGACCCGATCATAGTCAGTGCGGATATTAGCTGCGACTTCATTGATCTCATCAAGATCCATCTTTGTGTTTAACATCATATCAAACACTTGCTCGTCAAGCATTTCATCAAAGCTACGTCCATCAAACTTCTTGGCAAATGCATAACGTGGAGCAACACGCGCATTGTACTGCATAGAAACTTCAAATGGATTAGTGTGAATAAAATCTAAGACCAACTCATTAGGTATATCCAGAGCGCGGTGCATGAAGTGCTTAGACTTTCCATAGCCAAAGAAGGCATTCTCAAATGCCCCCTCATCATCAGTCTTTATAATCTTATCTACAGTTTCATTGGCTCTGCGAATAATGGCTTCAGGGCTAGTATCAAGATCAACCCTTGTGATTGGGCTCTCAGGTGTAAACATAATTGTCTGAGGATTCTTCTTGTACCAGTCAGCTAATATAGCAACCAGCTTGTCCCTGTTTTTGCTAATAGCATCAGCATTCCAGTAACGAGGGAAGAACACATCCTCATTAGGCGGCTTCATTCCGTCCTGCCCCTTTAGGAACTCAACAGTTTCATTCACTTCATCTAGGTGAGCTTTGTATTCAGCAATCTTGTTTTTGAACTCAGCTATCTTCTTGCCATAATCCGTAAGCTTATTGTTTACTTTAGTAACACCATTACGCCGCATGAGCCTCTCAAGACCCTCTTCACGCCTAGCAATAATTTTACCCCAGAACTCTTGCTGCTTTTCATAGAAGGTTCTTGTGCCCATTAAGCCAGTTTCAGTTAGGCGGGTTTCCCACTTGCCATAAAACTTATCTAGCAAACTAATCATCTCAGCTTCATATGCGTTTGCTGGCTCTGCTTTGGTAATTCTTTTACGAGAAGCAATATCAAAGAACTTCATCATATCTTTTTGGCGAGGCTTTACCCCATCAAAAGCATAATCAAATATCTTAGTAACGCCCTTGTTATCTGCTCTAGCAAAGACAGTAAACATATCATTGTATAGCTGGTGCATTTCAGCCTGATAGTTTGCTTTGTCTAAGTGTACGCTGCGCCCTAATGTTTTGCCATTCTGATGTGCTTTGGTTAGTGATCCATTATCACCAGAGATATCATAGTGAAATTGCTTAGTGGCAACCGGAACCTTTTTGTTTTGTAGATTTCGTTTCTGTGGTGATGTAGACATTCTAAACGCCCAGCTATCTGTCCACCAGTTTTCAGCAAGCGTAGGATCAGCGGGGCCACTCATTGCCTCCACTTCGTCATCGATATCATTTGCAACCTTAGTTACAACATCACCAGAAAATTTACCTTTAACAAAACCAGCAAGACCACCCAAAGCACCGCCAGCAATGCCAGCAGTACCAATACCAATAGCAGCTTCACCAAATGTTTTTGTTGGATCTGTAGTAGCAAACAGGGCTTCTTGACCGGCAACAATAGCTGATGTTGCAACGCCAGTACGCAGTGCGCTTTTAGCAACGCCAGTTGTTACACCAATAGGCAGAGAAATAAGATTGATTGGATCGAAAAAAGAAGCCAGCAATACATTGCCGACCGTAGAGTTTTGTATTGTCTGTCTCCGCTCAATCATTCCATCAACACGATTAACCAAATAGTTTAAGTGCTGATCGTTCTTTGCGTAGAGAAGCGCAGAGCTATACTCGTGATACTCTTCTGGTAAATCAAAAACCCCCTTAGCTACATCAAAGTCAGGGTCTTCTTGAAGCATCTCACGATCAAAAGAATCTACAAAGTTCGTAACAACAGGCTCATACTGACCTATTAAAGCGCCAAGAGTTTCAGTAAATGTTGCTTTATCTCGTTCAGCTATTAAACCAACATCCGCTTCTAGCTGCGGCATTACTACTTTTGATGCATCAAACATTAGTTAAGCGGCGCTCCTGACATTAATCCATTTTCCTGAAGGTATCTGTGAACCTTAGCATCCCCCTCCAGTTGCTCGTAAGTTTTGGCTTTAGTTATTTCTAAATCAGAACCAAATTCTTTTGTTTCATCAGAAATATTAAAGGCTGGCATTGATCCATCATCCAACCTTAAGGGTTCAATAACTTTAGATCCGCCCTCATCTATGACCTTAAATGCCTGATATAATTGCTGTGCAGTAGATACGTTAGGAAACAAAGGCACAAGAACAACAGGATCAAAGACATCTGTGCTAGACATTGATGAGCCGTCATTGTGATTAAATAATGTGTAGCCCATAGATAGAAGCTGGTTTTCAACCTTATTAATAAAATATGATTCCCTTCTAGGGTCAGGCATTGCAGCGCTTAAGGCAAAACGACTGCGGCCTTGGTTGTTAAAACCTCTAGTCCCATCAAAAACATACTTTGATTCTTTGTAGCGATTATCATACTGACCAACTAATTGTTCTTTAACCTCTTCAGGTTCAAACCCCTTGGCCGCTAATAGCTTAGCCATAATGCCAAAATCTTTTATTAAGTAAGGATCCATGTCATCAAGAGTTTCGCTTACATATTTTTCTGGTGATATTGAATTTCCCTTACTGTCTCTAAAAAACGCAGAAACATTTTCAGCCGCCTTGGACGGGCTTGTCTTCATTAGTTTAGCAACTTCAATAGATGCCTCATTTGCTGTAGAGTAAATTCCATTTACCGTGCCAATAAGCATTTTGTTAAGCATCATCTGACGATCAACACTAATAATATCATTAAGCGCATTAATTCTATTTGCTTGCAGCCCTAAACCTTCAGACATTGTTATCTGATAATCTCTAAGCCTAGCGTAAATAGAAAGCGCATTCTGCGCATTAGGATCCCCTTGACCGGCGGCAAGGTTGTTAAGAGAATTTACTAAGAACGTAGGCAAGGCCTTTGCCATAGTCTGTTCTATTTCTGGCGTAAGAGTTTCTAGGTTAGATATATCAAACCCGTTACTTAAGACTATTGCTTCAGAAATATCCTGAGCTTCCTTTGAGCCTCTATTAAGCATATCCGATTTAAACGCAGCAATTTTTGCGCTAGTTTTTTTTGCAGCAACTTGAGCGGCTTCTTCTTTTTTTAAACCAGAAGAAATGCTGCGAAGGTGAGTTTCAATCTGTTCACGTTGCTTTGGTAAAAGACCTTCTAAAGCAACATCAGATAATCCTTTAAGTGTTTCCGTTATACCCGTTTCGTCTCCACTATTTATATAAGCAACAATGCTATCAATTGCTAAAGACCCAGCGCCATCAGGTGCAGTAGAAGAAACAAAATTAGATATTCTGCTAAAGTCTTCTTTAGCAACAAAGAAGTTATACTTCTGGTTAAGTTCTTCTGCTATAGCTGGATTAATACCTTTTGCCTTTTCAAGGTAATCGTCCATATTGGTTGAATCAAAGCCATTTGCCTCACCCTGTTCTATAAGTTCATAAAAGCCGGTTTGAAGATCAATAACCTCTTGTTGCCTTAGGTGGGCCTCTTCTATTGAAGAAGAAGCTTGAGATATTAATGGGCTAACAAAAGCTATGTCATCAGCTGACCCATCAAATAATTCATATTTGTAAATGCCAGCAATAACGTCTTGTTGATTTTCTGTTAGCTTTGCAATTGCGTCTGGACTTCTGGTAACAAGAGCTTGACGGAATGTTTCTGAGCCGCCCTCAGCAACGGCTCTGGTAATAAATGGAGACAGAGCGGCTCGCCTTAATTCATCCGATTCTCTTTCGTAGTCAGTTTGACTGAACTGCTGATTGCTTCGTCTATATGTTTCAAGCTCTCTAAGCTCTGCTTGCAATGTACCTGAAGTAGCAAATAAGGCTGTTTCTATATCCACCTCACCTTCGCCATAAAAAGCTTCACCTGCTATTCTAGCTGCATTGTGTAGAATATTTTCTTCAGCTGTTTTTAATTCAAAAAGCTGATCTTGCCTTGATGCGATTCCAGCTTGAGCCGCTTCAGCTTTTATTGCCGCATCAAGAGCGTCTAAGTCTCCCTTCGCTGCATTTAACTCAGCAACAACTGACTGCTTATTGTTTGCATCAATATACTTTGCAACGTTCTGGTAGACTTTCTCTGCTTCTCCACCAGAAGGAAGAGAGTAGTTTGAAGTAATAGCAGCTAAAATTCTTTCCCTGTTAGTCCTGCTTAAGGTATTCATCTGAGTAACAAGGTATTCAGCAGCAGCAGCGCCAGCCATTTCACTAGCAACAATAGAGCTTGATCCAACCTTTAATCCAGCGCCCTCGCCTTCAAGTGTAGCCTGTTCTCTTTCTTCAATTATTTTATCAACAGCACTAAAGTTTCCAGTGCGAGACTCCATTCTGATTTGTTTATTAAATTCAGAATTAGTAGAAACAATGTGTTGCGCTGCATCTGCGCGAGCACGAGTGCGAGCTTCATCCACTAAACCAAGATGAGTGCTTTCCTTAATCGCGCTACCAGAGTCAACAACAAACTGTTTGAAGCGACCCTCAGTGCTTTCAGCAAGCCCATCCAAGTAAGCTTGCATTGCATTGTCATACTGAAGTGGACTGCGATCATACTTGCCAGCAAGCTCTTTTGACTTAAGGCGAATATCAGTGTCCATAGTTTCAAGGAACCTACGCTCAATAACAGCGCGATAAGATTCCCTAGCTATTCTTCCAAAGCCTTCAGGTGGGCTAAGGTCTACTGGCTCACCATCTTTGTATGCTCTTAGCTTTATAGAAGGAGCCGCAGCCGCAGCTTCTTCACCGCGCTTCTTAGCTTCTTCAGCATCTACCTGATAGGCTTGTCTGCGAATTGACTCACCGGCTTCGGCAAATGCATTAGCAACCTCAGCAGCGCCAGTGTCCATGCGAACAACACCGATTGGTTGGTTGAATTGCTGTCTCGCTCTACGAATTATTTGAGCCATTATTTGCTTCCCCCACCAAAAAATGTTCCACTAGCTGATTTTTCCAAGTCAGACATACCAGTCGCAAAGTTAGAGTAAGTTCTAATCCTTGTAGCCCTAGCTTCATTCCTCCCGCGCTGAACCTCAACCAAAGACTGAACAGTTCTCTTCCCTGACTCCAGCCCAGCCTGAGTTTGCATTATAGCCAAATCATCAAACGCAACTTCTTTTTGGCCCTCAAAGAAAGCCTCCATGCTAGAGTCGATATCTCTGTTGAAAAGCAATGTTGCTTCGTTGCTTGCGAGGTCATCAAAGTATTGTTGATAGCGCATATTCTGTTGCTGCGCGGCTTGTGCTTCACCGATAATTCTATCGGTAATCATGTTTTCTGCGGTTTGCTTAGACTCTTCTTCCTGTGCTCTAGCGGCTTCGTTGCCACCCATCAGGCTTAAGCCCATTCCTAATACTTGGAAAAAACTCATTAGAATATTAACTCCGCTACTAGACCATTTATTTGCAAGTTTAGTGGTGCATCTTGCGTAATGGTAATCTGTGGGTCACGACTATAACCCATCAACCTAAACTCTTTCTTTCCAGTAAACGCCGCTGTCTGTAAGGACAGATCATCAGTTACGTTTCTAATAATCAAAGCGGTGCCATTTACCTTGCATGATAAAGTACTGTTCAAATCTAAGTAAACGCTACCTAAGCTTCTAGGCGTTCCCGTTAAAGGGCCGGTGCCAACAGAAGCGTCAATAGGATTTGTGGTTAGCTCTACGTTGAACTTATATCCAATCTCAGCAGTTGTTAGGGATGCATCAACGCCAGAAACATCTACATTGCCAGAAGTCACAGTAAACTCTCCAACAAAGTTATTACCGTCTACAACCTGAACAACAGCCCCATTATTAAAGTCAGAGGAAACATTAAATACACCAGCCGTTCCGCTGTACTCTTTAGCCATGTCTGTATTAAAGCCAGCATTGAACTCACATAAAACAATCTTTTCTGTGCCATCACCTAAATCATATTCAACATTAGCAAACACACGATCATCAATCGTTACAGTCGAATGGAATACACCATTGGTAGTAAACTCAACCCAGCCAGCGCGTTGCTCTGCTCGATTGGAGTTAAAGACTGCCATCGTGCCATCGTCATTTAAAATAAAGACATAGCTCTCAGACCTGCTTAACGCTCCATAAAGCGTGTTCATTTCTATTGGTGATTTAATTAAGTGTGATGATATCGTTGATATAGGGCTAGCAACATATGCAGCCTCACCATCGCTAAAGATATACTCCCTAACAATCTGACCGCCCTTTTGAATAAACAGTGTTGCACCATCAATTGCTTGCGGTCTTTCATAACCAGAACCAAAAGGTGTTTGACGCCTGACCTGTGCATTGGTTGGTGTTACCGGCTGGTTTTGAAACGCCGGTACATACATCTCAGAAGATGCAGTGAATACTTGCAAGTCACGATTAGAAATCAAATGACGGATTTGCTGAATCTCACCAACAGATGCAGTGAGGTGAATTGATTCATTGTCCTTCGCTTCACCAACATCAAAGTTGTAGTACGATGCAATCTTACTAAACCAAATTGAATCTGGCTGCGCCAAGGTTCCACCAAATACCAATCTGTTTTCATGGAATGTAACCGCTGAGGGAAAGCCCCGCAGCGATGAATAGGACTGCTCATCCCAAGATGTAGTTGGTGCATGTGTTGTTATATCTGGTGTGCCGCCACCAAGCTCAGAAGCATTAGCAGATGATCCAGCTGTAAATGTAAACTTATCATCACTAAGAACGCCCGCTACAGTGCGAGAGCCGTTAAGTTGGTTTATTGAAATGCCACCAATTGTGCCCGCATTTGATACCGTAATCGAATTGCCAACAGACAATCCATGATTCGCCAGTATAACCTCAATAACATTTGAGCCCTCATTGGTCTTAATAGAGTTTGCGCTAAGCGTAACCTTCAAGGAATCAAGTATATCACCAGTTGCAACAGTAGAGCTTGTCACGCCAGTAATCTCAATCTCATTGCCGTTGTATCTAACGGTTGTGCCTACATGCTTTGATGGACTGCTCGTATCCCAATACGCTCCACTGGTTGTTAGAGTTACGCCGCTGCCACTAGACGCAGACGGATCTAAAGTCATACCAGCAGACTGAAACTTGTAGTAAGGCTGATAAACCTTTGTTGCATCCGACTTTTGGTCAAACTGAAATGACTCAACCTGAAATGTGGTAAGCCCTGTTCTTACAAGTTGCTGTGGTACAAATGTTGGATGAGCTAAGAACATAACATCGCCAGCTTGGGCATATGTATATTCGTGCAAATAGTTATGATCGAAAGGAAGCGTTGCACTATTTACGTTGGCAGTAATCGTTTGGATTAATGAAACAGCACCAGTCGAAGGGCTTATCTGAAAGACACGGATCTTCTCATGCTCAAGCGAAATAATGTACTGCTCGTCATCGGAGAATATAAAAGGCAATAAGCGGCTTTGCTGCCGCTTTGATGTGTTGATTGCAATGTCATACTGGTAAATGTTTTTTAAACCAGATCGCTTAATTACCCCGCCCTCAGATCGGAGAAAGAAGTTCTCAACGCGCTGAGCCGATTGATTGTAGATTGGCGTGTCAGTCCTAGAATACAAAGAGGGGCTAACTTCACCAAACTGGAAGTTTGTTAGTGGAACCTTAACCTTCTGCATTATGTACGCCTATTTGATATAAACCGATTCGTGTTTAGCTTTCGCGTGGTTTGTTGCTGCGAGTCTAAGCCACGAGCTTTTATCATGAATATCTGAGCTTGCTGTGCCATCAGTCCAGCCAATCCCTGATCTCTCGCTAGACCAACAGCAAACACTGCGGCTAACTCATACTGAACAGCAACAGTAAAATATGAAGGCCAGTCCTGTTCTTCTGCACGATATGTGTAATCTAGGACTAGCTCAGAAGAAGCGGATTCATCGCAAAACAATTTGTTTCCATATGTCTGATACTGAATGGGTGTGTCATTTACAGTAACAGCATGTGTCATTAGCCAGCCACTAGGTAGCTGATAAGCCGCATCGAAGCGGCCAGTTGGCGCTTCACTCAATCTATTCATAACGGCTTGGTTTGTTGCAAACCGCCAGCGACAG